CTCCCCCCATGGTGGCGAGCGTGGGTGAGAGCGAAGAGAGTTTATCGGAGAACCCCCCCGCAAACCCCTCGGTCTTCTTCGCCGCGTCCTGTATGCCGGTATCGAACCCTTTCTTATCCAGACTCAGTGTCGCTACGAGGTTCCCGACGTTCAGCGCCATGTGTCGTTACCGTCCCACCGAATATCAGTGCTATTTCTTTGCATCGTCGTTTCATCTCCTCCGGCGACTGCGGGCTGTTTTGGCGTCGTGTCCGGGAAGATGTCCTTCCAGGTCCATACCCGGTCCGTTCGTTTCTGCCGGAGCGAGTTGTAGACCGCGGCCGCAACCGTCCCGGCCCGAACATTCTCCATCTGGTGCTGCTGCCGGTCGCGGGCGGCCTTGCCAGCGATTCGTGATCGCAATCTCCGCCGGCGTCAGGTCGTAGAGGATGCGGGGATCATCGAAGTACCCGGTTTCCGCGGCAAGGTCGAGGTACTCGTGCATCCACCCGGAGAACGGTTTCAGTTTCCCGTATCACCCGCGGGTTTCTTCGTCGAGGCCGACTGCATCGCGTCGTTCAGGAGTTCCGCGAGTTCTTCGATGGTGATGTTGTCGAGGACGGTCTCAAACTCCGCGTCCGTCAACATCTTGCCGTCTTTCCGCATGCAGAGTTTGACGAGCCTCGCTGTCATGGTGACGTTCGGGTCGTCGCCGAGCATCTTCGGGAGATCGGTGATCTTTCGTCTCGAACTCCCGCTCGATCGCGATCGAGGTCCCGGCGGAGAAACGGAGGGTGTAGTTCACCCCTCCGATCTCCCGGGGTCACGTTTGGGATCATGTTGAGGACGCCTCACTGAACACGGGCGGAGTCTTGCCGTCGATCCGCAGGGTGAACGTCCGCTGCACTTTTTCGTCCTTGGGGACAGCGATCCCGATCCCGGACACAAACGCCGTGAAGGGTGAGCGTCGAGGAGTCCGGGAACGTGATCGTGTACTGCGCCGAGCCCCCGCAGACAAACGCCTGCGTCAGCCGGGTGTTCCCGCTCATGTCCTTGTTGTAGTTCACGGTCAGGTCAAACGTGCCGGCGTCCTTGAGGCCCTGCACGAAGGTCTTCCACCCGCCGGCGCCGTAGACGGTGTCTTCGATCTCATCTGCGGTGAGCGAGAGGTCCCCCGATCGCGTCCACGTTGGCGATGGCGCCGACGGAGTCTGCGATAGTCGTTGTCTTGCCGATATAGGTCGTCATGTATACCACTTGTTGATGTCAAACTGCACCGGGCATGACCCGGTCGGTGCTGTCGGGTAGTCATCGCCGGGGGCGGACCACTGCGAGTAATCGTAGTAGTCGCCGCAGAAGGCGATCGCAGATAGGCGCGGTTCGGTCACTCCGGTCGGTAAGAACCGGAACGACCGATGGATCAGTCCGTCCCGGGGCGTCTCCTGCCCGAGAGCGGAGACGAACGCCTCGAACACGTATGTCGAGTGGTCCGGGAAGATCAGAGCATATTCCGCGGACTCCCCCGATTCGTAGCGGTCGAGGAGCCGGACCACCGGTTCGTCGTTCTCCCGGTAGTTCAGGCGGACAGTGACCGGGGCGTCCCGTTTCAGGCCGACCCGGTGCGTCCGGCGTTCCCGCGGTCCGTGCGTCGTGGTCTCGATCTCGGTGCGTTCGAGGTCGAGCCGGCCGATCGCGGAGACCGGGGCGATGGTGACGCCGGCGGTCACGTCGTAGAGGATGGATCCTTTGCCAATCATGGTTCGTGCCATTTCGATAGGTCATAGTAGGCGCCGCACAGGCCGATGACCGGTGCCGCCCGCTCGCGCATCGTGGCGAAGTTCAGGCTGAACTCATGCGTCTCCCCCTGGCTCGTGGCGGCTTTCCCGAGGTAGGCCGGATCACTCATCGCCGTGACGGAGAGGTTAGCGGGTGCCGTTGATCGGCCAGTTCGCGAGCCCGTCGAATGCGTCCCGGATCTGGTCGGCCTTGTCGCGGGCGAGTAGGTAGGCCGGGTTGCGGACGAGGACCTGCACGGACGGCCGATCGATCACCTCGCCCGGCCGTAGTCATGATACGGAGCCGGACCGCCGGTCTCGACGACGGTGATCGCGGCCGCCCGGTCCGGGACTCCCCCGAGCCACAGGCTGACGCCCGGGGTGCCGATCCCGAGCCCGGCCAGGTGCTGCACGAAGTCGTCGCCGACGCTCACGGTTTCACCTGCCCGAGGAGTTTCTGGAGATACTTCGCGTATTCTCCGGAGAGGTGATTTACGGCGTTCTCCAAGAACTTCGCTTCCCCAACGGGGTGGCGGACACCGAGCCGTTCATGCGACCGGGACGGCATATGCCTTCCCCTTCTCCCAGGTTGCGCCGAACTTCTCGTAGCCGACCACCTGCACGTAGGGTGTCGCCGTCCCGGAGCGGCCCCTCGTTGAAGACCCGGGACCGGAGTTCCCCGGTCTCGACGGGGCACCGGGCGGGTGGACTCGCCTTCCACCCGGCCGCCGAACTTCCGCATACCGTCCGCGACCGCGTCCGTCATCCGGTCCTTATAGACCTCCAGGTTCGCGATCAGCGTCTGGTCGCCGTTGACATACGCCACCTTCACGCTTGGTCTGGCCATGATCTTAACTCCGGCTGTAGATCGTCTCGATGCCGCCGATCTCCTCCCCGGTCTCCGGGTCAGTCGCAATCACGATATCTGCGATCTTGACCCGCCGGATCTCCTCGTTCCCGTTGAGGAATACGTATTCGTCGTTCTGTACCAGGAGGCGGTCGGCGTCGATCTCCTCCGGCCCCCGACGGCCGTGTGGACTCTCATAATCTGTTTCCCCGTCATTCAGTCACCTCGACCGGGTCGAATGCGACCCGGAGGAATGGGTGTCGTTCGGTGTAGGTCTTCATATGCTGCCGATGTGGACGGAGAGGGTTCGGAACGCGCCTACTATCTCTCCGGAGCCTGTTTTGTATTCCGCTCATCGAGCGACGAGTTATCCGGGTGATGTACTGTTGATCTGATGTTTTCTTCCGCAACCGTGGTCGCGCATACCATCCTCGAACGGTATTCCGCGGAAGCCGATGTTGTTGTTCGCGNNGGACGGGGCGTTGTTCACGTTCAGGCAGAACAGTCCATAGTTCGCGCCATTGTTCCAATTCCCGCCCCGTATCGCAGCACGTTTTTTATACGGCTTCCTCTCACCCGGCCCGTAGTGTCGGGCGAAGCAGGAGACTAAGCCTGCTTCACCTTCATCCACCCGCCGTTCATCTTCCCCAGTTCAACGATTTTCTTCGCAACCACCTCGTATTGTCCGATACTGATGTATCTGAGGTCTCTCGCCAGGCGCACGATCACCTGGAGGTAATCGATCTCCTGGTCGAGATCCTGGTTGACCGCGGTTCCCTGCACGGAGTTGGCGAGCATGACGGTCCGGATCAGACTGAGTGCTGTCTGCGCGGATTTCGCTCGCTAACCCGTCCCGCTGTTGCGGGCGCGGGAATCGTTCAGTCACCTGCATCAGATCCTTCGCCAGGTCGTACGATTTCTGCCAGATTTTCAGACCGCTCGTGGCTGTTGTACCATGTAGATCGCCAGATTTCCAGATCAACAGACTCCGCGGAAGCCGATGTAGTTGCCCGCGTGGGACGGGGCGTAGGCCACGTAAAGGCAGAACAGTCCATAGTACGCGCCAATGTACCAATTCCCGCCCCGTATCGCAGCACGCTGACCGGTTGCCTGCCAGTAGTAATCATTGTCATACTCTGCTCTTGCAGAGCCAACCGTTGCCGGAGAGAACGCGTCTGCCGCGAGGGACCGGTTGCCGTCCTTCGTTGGGGCGTAGAGTGTCGCGATGTTGCCGTTTGCGGTCGGCAGCACGAGACCCGCGCCCGGATACTCTGCGTCGATCGTGTGATCCGCGTCGGTCCCGATCAGGAGATCGGTCCATTCCCAGACGTTGCCGTTCAGATCGTAGATCCCATCCTCCTTGCCGTTCAGACTCCATGATGCCGGCCCAGTCCCCGTGAGGCATCGGGCAATCGCGTTGCCGCTGTATCCGGGTTTCACCAGGTCGGGGATACCCTCGTTGACCGCCGCACGGGCGTCGCCGTGATCCTTGCCCCAGTCGTTGTTCCCCTTCGGGTATCCTAGACCGTACTGATACCGATACTTCATCGCCCACGCGGCGACGCTGAACCACTCATATCCCCCGGGTAGGAAATGGCGGACGATCTCGTAGGTGTCGTTGCCCGTGATCGGCGCCGGGAGCGCCGGATAGAGTTCGAGGAGTTTCGCGGCGTTTGCGTTGGCGTCGGCGTCGCCGCCGGTCCGCACCACACGCCGGATATACGTTACCCCGTCCTGCGTGACCCGGACTCGGCGCCCGAGCAGGCGTGCGTGGCGGCCTCCACATAGAACTTCGTCGGGCTGGTCCCAGACGCCGTGCAGGTGCCTGTTGCCTTGTTCGCGACCCCTTCTCGGTTCTCGACTCGCCTTCATGGCATTGGACCAGTTGATGTCCGTCCACACGACAACGCCTGGCATGCTTGCGGCGCCGTGGGTGCCGGGATCGTTGACGGTGCTGGTGCCGCGGCTGACGTTCGTCGCGTCGTGCATGCACGCCTGATACTTATCGAGTCCAGAACCCGCCGCACTCGATCCCGTTGAGATTCTCCTGCGTGAATCCGGCGGACTCGAACTTCGGGACCCAGACCTGGTGGATCTCCAGAGTCGTTGTCCGCGGCGTCCTTGATCCGGAGGATGCGGTTGCGGAGGTCGGGGACGAGCGGGTGTGCGCCGATCGTGGTGCCGGGCACGGCCCCCCATGCGGTCGCGCTCCGGACGAGGATGTCGCCATGCGACGCAGGGATGTCGGGGAAGTTGACTTCGTAGGTCGCTCCGGTGCCCCACAGGGGCCGGAAGTCGAGTCTGGTCGGATTCGTTGCGAATCCGACGGGCCGGACCTTCTGCGTGCCGGTCGGCACGGTCTGTGTCAGCCCGCCGGCGAGGTTGGGGAGACGTAGACGAGCCCGCCCACGGCCCACGACCAACCGGTCTTCTCGACGAGCCCCTGGGCAAGGACGTTGCCTGGCCGGCCTTTGACGGTAGCGGCGTCCAGACAGACGAAGAGTTTGCCGGCGACGGTTGCCGCCGCGTTTGCCAGCGCCCGATAGAGTTTGCCGTCGGATTTCTGGTAGAGAGACCAGACCGAACGCGGTTGCGACCGTCTCCCCGAACGTCTGCGCGAGGATCGAGGAGGTCTTATAGATTTCTCCTGCTGCTCTGTTTACCATTGTGACTTAATTCTCCTTTCGTTTGCTCATACGTCGATACTGGAATGGTGGAACTGCCCGGAGCCGTCGTAGACTCGGGAGATCTGGAGCGGGACTCGCTCCACGCCATCGGGGAGGACGACGAGGTCCTCGTCCCCGGCCTCAACTGCGACCGTGACCCGGGCATATGACGACCGTTCAACCCCGGTCGCGGTC